AGGCCCGGGCCTACAGCGAAGCCGAGTACACCGCCCGGATGTCTTGGATTCGCCTCCACGACCCAAGCTTCCTGAACTCCCCCGCCGGCAAATACCTGCAGTGGGCCCACGATAGCGCCTGGACCTGGAACAAAAACACCCAGGGCATCCAGGACGTGATCCACGGCGCCGGCACTTTTGCCGCCAACTTCATCCCCGGCGTCTTCCCCGCCACCTTCATGGCCGATATGCCCAACGATCCCAAGAAGCTGGGCGACTACTTCCAAACCCACAACGCCCCCAAGCACCTGATGCAGGACGTGGGCTATACCGCTGGCCATCCCCAGGCCCTACTCGACCTGGGCCTGGATGCCCGCATGGGTCTGCACGCGCTTGGAACCCTGGCCATCTTTGGGGAGATGACCCACAAGGGCAAGTTCCTGGCCTCGTTGATGCCCTTTGTCAAGAACCTCACTGACATCAACGAGCCGGTGGTCGAAGGGCTCCGCCACCCTGGCGGCGCCCCCCCGGAGTTGCCCGTGGAACCCCACCTCGACCCCAGCGGCTTTGGCCGCAGCCTCCAGGATTTACAGCCCGCCGGGATTCACAAAACCATCGTCAAGCCCGGCAAGGCCGGCGCCTTTGAAGACGCCTTCGCCCCCCCCAAGCTCGCCCCCAAGGACGCCCGCGAGCGCCTGCGCTTCATGAAAAAGGTGGGCGTCAGTGACTGGAATAGCGAGATCTTCGACCGCGCCATGGCCGGCACCATCACCGTCAAGCAAAGCGAGCAGATCATCAAGCACCGCGCTGATATCACCCGCTGGTTTGGCCCCACCATGGAGATCGTCCGCTTCGACCCCACCGAGCGCGGCTACGTCGATCCCCACGTCCATATCCAAAACCTGCCCGAGCACGAGGGGCTTAGGGACGCCGCCCACAAGATGTGGGGCACCTTCGGCCAGGTCTACGGCACCCAGATCCGCTACCACCCTATGGCCTCCCCCGACAATCCCTTGGGCGGCGGCCTGGCCTCGATCATGGGCCCTTCGGAAGCTGACGCCCTGGTCCACTCCGACTTCTTGGCCAGTATCCAAAACTACGAAAAGCAGCTGGAGGCGGCGGGGCTGGGCAAGATCAACTGGAACCAGATCACCAAAGGCTGGGAAGACGAGCACATCTACGACGCCATGGGCCCCCATGAGAAGCTTTTGGTCGATCAGTTCCGGGGCCTGATGGGGACCTGGGGCGAGGAGGCCCATAACGCCGAGTTGCTCAGCGGACTCCGGGGTAACTACGTCCCCCGCATCTCGGTCAAGGGCGAGGAGGGCGCCCCCCTGGACGCCGCCGGCGCCGCCCGCACCTACAAGCACCACATGACCGAAACCCTGCAGGTCTCCCCCGAAGGTGAGCTCGCCTTCATGCGCCAGCACGACACCATAGGCGATCTAAATAAGTCCCAGACGCAGCGCGCGGAGCAGTTTGCCCGCCATTTGATGGCCGTCGCCGTCGCCCATGAGCCGCGCCCCCAGACCAGCCTGGCGGCGAGCCTGGCCAGTCGCCGTAACTTCCTCAAAACCCACCCCGAGTACACCAAGAAAGAGCTCAACGAGGCGCTCAGCAGCAAGACTCCAAGCGATGCCTTTGACCCCTACCGGGATACCTGGGACGCGGAGAAATGGCGGGAGGAGGCTCATGCTGCTGAAGCGGCGGGACTACCGCTACAGAAGATGCGCCCGCATGAGCTCCGCGCCTTCTACGAAGACTGGGCTCGGGCCGCCGAGCAGCTGGTGCAGTCTGACCTCCGCGAAGAAAAGCAGGCTCAGCTCTGGCTGGGCCGGGGCCCCCGCTTTCCCCCCATGGTCGATGTCTACGCCGAAGACTATGAGTTCGACCGCCTGATCCAGGACAAGTACGGCCCCGTTCATAAGCAGATCCAGGCCCTGATTGCTTCCGGCCAACATGAAGACGCCAAAACCCTCGCCGGTCAGGTCGCCAAGAGCGAGTACCAGCAGTACGAAACCAATGCGCTGCGCATCTTTGCCGCCACCATGCCCGGGCGGATGCGCGATCTCAAGATCACCAAGGCCATGAACTTCTTGAGTAACCAGCAGATGGAAGTCAAGGGCTCAGACGACATCTGGCGACTTATAAACCTGGCCTACAAGAAGGGCAAGAACCTAGACAACGACCTCCGCGGCATCGCCGATCAGTTCAAGGCCATTGAGAACCGGGGCTTTGGCGACTGGGTGGTCCACAAGCAGTTCGCCGACTGGGTCAATGGCGCCCTCCGCGTACCCGAAAACGACCGCCTCCGGGCCCTGGATAAGACCGCCAACGTCGGCGCTCGTGGGGTTACCTTCCTCTTTCCCTTCCATATGGCCAACGAGGTCAAGCGTGCCATCCCCTTTACCCTGACCAACCTCCAAGAGATCCCGGGGTATCTACGGGGGGACTACACCCGGCTCGGGGGGACTGACCGAGCCTATGACGAAACCGTGGGTCAGCTGGTGGGAGAGACATCCCCCTTGCCGCGGAATCCGGAGCTGGAGAAGTACTGGGCCAAGATTGACGCCGCCAATGATGGCGTGGTCATGTACAACAAGGCCAAGCGCGAGCTCCCCGAGATGATGGATGCCTGGAGCCTGGCGCTGAACGATGACCGCCCGATCAGCAACTACCTGAGCTACGACACCAGCGGCATCGCCCCCGCCGCCCACCTCTACGACCCCCTGGTCAAGGTCGGCAAGGTCATCACCGGCCCCGGCCGCCAGTTCTACCACTGGCAGCAGGACGTGCTCTGGGATGGGATCGTCAACAACCTGGCCACCGCCGCCCACTCCATCGAGAAGCACAAGGCGATGCAGGTGCCGGGCATGCCCTACGCCGACGCCCGCATCCTGGCCGGCAAGCGCAGCAACGCCTGGGTTGGCCACATCGCCCACTGGGATAAGAACGCCGCCCTCTTCCGCCAGCTCCGTCGCGGCTTCCTCGCCCCTTCCTGGCAGACCACCTTCCCCCAGATCTACGCCGGTCTCTACCGTAAGCGCGAGTTGGGTCACAACCCTGCCTTGCAGCACTACATGCTCAAGCAGGAGCTCAGTACCGCAGCCGCCTTCATGATCGCCCACCACGGCATCGGCAACGCCATCAACCTGATGACCGCGGGCCATCCCCAGTGGCAGAACGCCCCCGGCAACCAAGGCCGTCTGGAGCTCTCCAATCTGGTTCCCAACGATCCCCAGACGGGGGGTAGAAAAACCGTCGATAGCCCCTTTGCCTCCAACCAGCTGGCCGACTATGAGCGCCTCTTCTTCCCCGAGCTCTTTGGCGAGGTCCGCACCGGTATCGGCGGCCCCGAGGGGCCAATCGCCGACCGCATCCTGGAGAGCGAGCGGGAGCTGGCGGCTAAGTCCAACCCCGTCTTCTCCTCCGTTTTCGCCCTGGGCAACATCGATTTCTACCGCTCCGTGCTCGACAACTCCATCCACCTCATCGACCGCCATGGTCATCCCGGCGGCCCCGCCCAGATCGGCCAGGCCCTGGCTGACTTCTCCTTCTTGGGCCAGCAGCTGTCGGCGATGCAGCGGCTGCAAGCGCTGAAGGGCGAGAACCCCTGGACCAATGACGCCTTGGGTAAGGAGTGGGGCCCTCTGGCCGGGACCCGGCTGCCCCACATCGTCGCCAAGGCCACCCCCCCCGGACTGGCCATCTCCGTCATCAGCACCATGCTCGGCTCCCGGGTGCCCTGGTACCACGTGCCCCACCAGCAGGCCCAGCCGGGGTCGGTCATCAGCGACGACTTGCGCAACAAGAACGAGGAATCGCTCCGGCAACTGCGCCTCGACCAGGACGCCCTAGACGCTGAGTTCGCCTCCCAGTCGGGACCCAACTCCCACCCCTGGGACTGGCTCAACCAGTACCACACCAACCTCAACACCGAGCACGCCTACTTGTCCCAGATGTATGAGGGCGACCCCGGGCCGATGAGCGGGGCTATGGGCACCTTCTTCCAGTACGAGCACATCTACGACACCCCCGTGGGTAAGGGCGGCGCCCGCCGCGCCGACGGCACCATCGACTTCGGCGCGCTGCGTCAGGAGCAGGACAAGCTCCTCAGCCACCTCAGCGAGAAGGACCGCCACGCCTTTGATGTCTACCAGAAGCAGCGCCTGATCCACTCCCACGTGGCCCGCCTCTACCACTCCATCGTCACTCGCTACGACCACGAGCAACAGGCCCAGGCGCTGTCTTTGGGCCTGGATATGAACCGCCTCAACACCCTTTACAACGACTACGAGGAAAACGTCGATACTCGGGCCAAGACCGCCTTTCTCAAGACCCATCCCGAGCTGGCCAAGTTCCGTAAGAGCATGGAGGTCTGGGAGCTGTCCTCCCCCCAAGGCATCCTCTACGGCCTTTTCCACCGCCACCAAATCGCCATCCGCGCCGCCGAGATCATCGGCGGGGGCAGTGAAGCCGCGGGCACCGAGAAGCTGGTCGGTGAGGCCCAGCCGGTCGCCAATGCCGAACTCGGCACGCCTCCGCCGGGGCAAGGGACGGGACCCTAATGGGACTCACCCAGGACCAGATCTACCAGCTCCTCCATACCCAGAGCCAAGCTCAGACCAATACCCTGGCCTGGCTCAATAGCCTCTATGGCGATGATCCCTTCTCTCCCGGCACCCTCCACACCCCCGATCGGCGGGGGCTGCACGACTACTGGAGCGATTCCGGCGCCCTCTTCATGCCCGAGCGTGGCGTCAACCAAGAACTCTTCGTCTCCTCGCTCCTGGGTCTCCTCAAAGGCGACCCCAGCAAGGACGATCTCACCCGCCTGGTTCACAATGAGGACCTCTACCAAGCCTGGCTGGCCCACGGCTCGGTCTCGCTGCGGGATAAGTACCTCGACATCTTCGGCAAGTACTCGCTCCTGGACCCTCAAGACGCTGCCGACCGGGCCCAGGCCGCCCAGGACCGCGCCGAGGCCCGCGCCGAACGCGAGGAAGCCCGCTTCCGCCGCGACCACGCCACCACCTTCGAGCTCTACAACAAGTACTTCCAGAGCGAGCCCACCGCCGCCCAGATCTTGGACATCGAGGCCCACGGCAGTAACCGCTTCCAGTGGGAAACCTACATCCGCACCCTCCCCTCCCACCTTCCTGGGGTTAGCATCGGTCAGTACCTCGATACCAAGAACCTGGCCGACGCCGAGAGTCAGAAAATCTATAACCACCCCGCCAGCGATGGCAATATCCAAGACCTCATCAACCTCAAGTACTCAACCGACAACGAAGTCCAGTCCTACTACATCGGCCTCGACCTCCAGCCCGGCAAGAACATCAACCCCGTCGAGTACAACAAGATGTACAAGAGCGCTGAGGAGTACACCCAGGCGGTGTGGAACGATGTTCCCAACCCCAACGACCTCTGGCACGTCTGGCAGAAGGCGGGTCAGCCGGGAGCGCTGCAGGACGGCCAGCAGGTGGCAGGGGCGCCGGAGCCCTCCCCGGCGGCGGCGCCCGGCCCCCAGCTTAGCGTGCTCGGAGGAGGTTAGCAATGAGCGTTGATTACGACCAGCTCATGCACGAGCACTACAGCAACCTGCCCCACCCCGACAACCCCGAGCTCAGCGTTGGCGACTTCCCGGTGGCGGTCAAGCTGGCGACCAAGATGAAGGGCCAGGGGATGGCTACCGCCAAGGAGGCGGGGGCCTTTTGGGATGAGTTCCAGAACTTGGGCCTAAGTCCTCTGCACTTCGAAGAACTCCTCGACCAGCTGGCCCCGCTTAGCTGGCGCTACCATAACCGCCCTCCCACCATGCGCGAGGTGGGGATACACGCTGAAGGTGACCCCAAGAAAGCCCGGGACTACTACGGCAACCTCCCCAGCGAACACGACCCATCAGTCACTGCCCATGAGTTCGTCCAGGCTCACGCCGTCGCCCAGCGCTACTCCAAGCAGCACCTGGGTCGCAACCCCTACGCCCTAGAAGTCACCTACTTCCACCATGCTCGCACCCCCGTCGGCGACATCGACGCCCACTACCAGAAGATGAAGGCTTCACGCGATATGGAGCCGGAGGCAGAGCCATCAGCTACACCGTTGTAAGGGGGGACACACTCTGGGGGATTGCCCAGCGCTTCTTAGGCGACGGCCGCCGCTGGCACGAGTTGCGGGGCTTTACTGGCGACCCTCACCGGATGCCCATTGGCACCGTTATCTACCTCCCCAATGAAGCTGCCGGCCCTCCCGCCCAGGGCGCTCCGGTGGCCACTGCCACCCCCCCTGACCCTTGGGGCACGGTGGCCAACGCCGACTTCTTCAAGAACGAACTCACCGGGTTGGAGAATCAGCTCAACCAGCTGGGCGCTTACCACTTCAACCTCACCCAAGACCAGCTGGCGGCGATGGCCCGGCAGGGCATCACCAGCATGTTTGAGTTCGCCCAGCAAGCCTTCCAATTCCTCCCCGCCCAGGATCAGGCCAACCAGCCCTGGCTCCAGTTCGGCCTCAGCCACGCCCAGTTCGATACCACCACCTTGGGCTACATCGACCTGATCCAGCAGATGACGGGGCAGAAGCCAACTCCGGACCAGATCAAGCAGGCGCTGCTCAGTAGCAAGGGCCAATCCAACCCCCAGCACTGGAAGGAGCAGTTCATCTCCGATGCCGGCAACCAGAAGGCATACGGCTGGATCAAGTACGGCCTGAGCTACGAGGAATTCCACACCTGGGCGGCGCAGCAGTCGAGTAAGTTCGGCAAAGAACTCAGCCAAGAGGAGGCCGTGACCTGGCTCGACGAGGAGCGCAAGAAGCAGGTCGAGCCCCCGCCCGGCGGGAGCAAGGAGATCCAGGCCCAGCCGGTGGTGGCGCCTTCGCAGAAGTCCGGCAGTAGCCAGATTGGCCAGAGTGCTATTCGATGAGCAGTATCAAGTGGCGACCAGTGGAGTTACCCTCGAAGGACTACCAATGTCCCACGTGTGATGGCGCCTTGACCGAGATCCAATACCTCACCGCTACCCGCTGGCTGGCTCGCTACTGTGCCAAGTGCGGCTGGGCTAAATTCGCCACCGACTTTCAAAGGGGAGTGGCGTAATGCCGTACCCAGGATGGTCACCAAAGCTCATACGGATGTATAAACACATCAAGGCATCCAGCGGCTCCAAGAGCATCGCCGCCGCGACCGTCAACAAGTTCAAGTCCAAACACAAGAGGAAGAAGTAATGCCTGGCGAGATCTGGGTTGACCCAGCCAATTTCAACAACCGTGTCACCGTCATGCCCAGCGCCCGGGCCAATGTGCCCGCGGGGTACATCTTCAGCGGTGGCAGTGACGGCGCTACCGACCGTGATCTCATCAAATTCACCGGCGGCATCATCAGCGGTGGCTACCCAACCTACGGCATCCTCCCCGGCGAGACGGTACAGCAGGCACTCCTGCGAGGCAATGGCACGCAAGCCGCCTTCGGCCCCTCCGGCCACGCATAAGGACCCCGTGACCGACGAGGTACTGGCCCTAGCGTCGTGCGACTATTGCGACGGGAGCGGCTGGATCATCTCTCTGCGGGGCCTCCACATCGCCCGCTGTCCCCTGTGCAACAACGGCCATGCCCTCTAAGGAGAGGGTCGCGGCATGACGTATTACAGCATCCCTAGCGGTAAGGTCTTCACCGGCGACGAGCCCCAGATGGTGGAACGCGAGGTCAAGGACCGCGACGGCCGGGTTATCATGAAGCGCAAGGTCTACGAGGATGGCTTCGACCCCGGCTACGACGCCGATGACGGTCTCCATTTCAACCATGGCCGCCTGGAGAAGATCCACTCCGAATTCGACCGTGACGCCGACACCAACACCGTTCGCTACCGGGTTCAAGAGCCGGGGGCCAACCGGGGCAAGGAGATCGTTGCCGTCTACGAGCGCGACAACGACGGCAAGGTAGTGCTCGCCAGGTATAGAGAGGTTCACTAGATGGCTACCGAGCAGGACATCCTCCGTAAGTACAAGCGGCTGATGGAGAACGAGGACGACGATGTCGAGCGCATGAAGCTGGAGATGGAGCAGAACCGCGAGATCGCCGCCCTCTACCGGGGTGAGGCCACCGCTGCCCGGGTGGACGGCCTCAAGAAGGACGCCATCAACAAGTACCCCCTGGCGTTGATCGCCGAGGTCGAGGGCGACACCGCCGAGGAGCTGGAAGAGTCGGCCAAGAAGTCCCACGAGCGGGTCGAGGCCATCATCGCTGATCGCATCAAGGCCAAGGACGAGGAGCTGGCCGCCGTCAAAGAGGAGCTGGCCGCCGCCCAGGCGGGGGGCTGGAAGGGCAACACCGCCTCCGGCTCCGGTCCCTCCAACAAGACCGCCGAGCAGGACCACTACGACTTCATCGACGGCGCCTGGAAAGCGCTCCGCGAGGGCACTCTGGACAAGCAGCAGGGCGAGCGCCTCATCAAGGAGCGGGTTGGCGACAAGATCGGCGATGCCATGATGAAGGCCCTAGAGAAGGGCTAACCCTTGAGTCGGGGCAAGTGGGTAGAGAAGCAGCCCCTCCACCTCCGCCTAGCCGCCCAGTTTACTGTTGATCCCGACGGGTGCTGGCGCTGGCATGGCTCCCGGAATGCGGACGGGTATGGATCGACTTGGGCGGACGGGAAGAGCTATAAAGCACATCGCCTAATGTGGCGGTTGCTTCGGGGCGACATTCCCCCTGGATTAGAGGCAGATCACATCTGCCGGGTTCGCTGTTGCGTCAACCCCGACCACCTCCGCTGGGTGTCTCATCGAGAGAATGTCCTGGCTGGAGAGGGGGTCATGGCGCGGTATGCGCGGCGAACCCGCTGTGAGTGCGGTGATCCCTTAGTGCCGGGGTGGCGGGGGCGGTGGCGATACTGCCCGCGCTGCTACAGAGAAAAGGGGTTCCACTAGAGTGGCCGACTACATCGCTGCGGGACAGCCACTTGCCAGCGGTGCGGTCCTCCGCCGCCTGGTCTGGGGCGACCAGGTCTCGGCGCATTCGGAATGGGCGGCGCTGGCGGTCGGGCTCTACCAGATCGACCCCAGCACCGGGCTGGCGGTGCCGGTCAATGCCAACAACCCGGTGCGGACGCTGGACGCTGCTGCTACCGGGAGCGGGGTGACCATTCCCTACAGCGGCACTGCCGCGGGCACCGCCAGCGTCACCGCCTCCCAGAAGATCGCCCTGATCTCGCTGTTCGCCTCCATCGCCGGGACGGCCACCTTCCAGATCACCGGCGAGGCGGTGGTAACCGTACCCGCCAGCGCGGGCTTGGCGGTGGGGTATAGCCTCAGTGAAGCCGAAAGCAAGACCGTCACCTTCGCTGGCAACGTGGCTGCCTGGGCGGTGGGGGTGTTCTCCTAGTGCCCCAGGTCCAGATTGCGGCGGGCGGATCGTCGTCGGCCGTGGGGTCGCCGGGAACCGTGCAAAGCTTCGAAGCCTCGGTGGAGTCCTTCATGCAACTGGTCAACAGCGACGGCGTCACCTGGGTGGCGATGACCGGGCCCAGCCCTGGGTTTGTGCCTGGGCCTACCCTCACGGTCACCCCCCTGGCCAACTGCCAGGCCATCATCATCGCCAACACCTCGGTTTTCACCGACACCACCACCTACAACCAGGACGTGGGCATCTACGTGGTGGGCGGTGCTTTCCCCACCACCGCCAATGTCCCCGAGCAGTGGCAGGAATCCGCCTCCGTGGGCACGTTCGCCCCCACCGCGCTGGCGGTAACCAAGCGGCTGGCCTTTGTTGGTGGCACCGCCTACACCATCACCCTGCGCTGGAAAAGCAACTCCCACAGCCCCCAGCTCAACAGCAACCTCTTTGCGGGCGCGGGCGACGGCACCACCTACCCCACCCGTAGCCGTACCACCTTCATCGTCGAGCTGATCTACTGATATGGCTAATGCAACCCACTACGCCAGTAGGGTTGACATCCGCAAGACCTCTGGTGTCCCTATCACCAATCCCGCCGACGTTATCGCCGAGACCGCTGCTCAAACCGCCTATGACGCGGCGGTGGCGACGCTCAAGACTAAGGCCGCCTCCGATCCCGTAATCCAGGCCATAGTGGTAATCCTGGGACCTTGATGCGGCTGGTCTGTCCCTACACCGAGCTGCGCCCCGAGACCCGGATGGCGGCGCAGCTGTCGGGGCTACGCACCCGCTTTGAGCCCATGACCTATATGGCCAACTACTACACCCTGATGCAGAGGCTTTGGAAAAGGGGCGAGACCTTCATCCTGCTGGAGCAGGACATCGTCCCCACCGAGGCTCAGTTCTACGACATCACCATATGTGGCCATGACTGGTGCGGCTTCCCCTACCAGTACGCCAGCTTTGGCCTCTATAACGGCGCTGGCTTCACCCGCTTCAGCGGCCGCCTGATGGCCGCCTTTCCCACTCTTATCACCTCGACCAAAGCGTTCGATGATGGGGTCCACCCCCCTCGACACTGGTGTACCCTGGACGGTTGGATGCGGGAGCTGCTACAGAAGGCGGGGATACAAAAGGTGGACCACTCACCCCCGGTAAGGCATTTGGGCGTGGGCAGCGCCCACGGTTGCGTGGAGGCGCGTGAGCAACAAACAGAAGCGGGCGTTCGCTAAGCCCCAGCTCCCCCCGCCCAACATGCTCGTCGTCGGGCTGTGCGTCTACGACCTCATGTACGCCCAGTTCTTCGAGCACTTCCTCAAACTCCAGGGCTGGGCCAACAAGCACATCGCCATAAGCCGCAACGCCTATCTCCCCGACGGCCACAATCGCCTCGTCAAGGGGGCCCTGGCCCGGACCGAGCCTTGGGACTACATGGTCTTCATCGAGCAGGACACCCTCCCCCCAGTGGAGATCTTCTGGCACATGGAGCTGTACCAGGACCCCATCATCGCTAGCCTCTACTTCAAGAAGCAGATGCCCCCTGACCCCGTCGCCTACCACGATGACGGCCTCAACATCACCTACCTGCCCCCCAGTGAGATCGTGCCCATGCTTCAGAAGCCGGGCTTGTATCCTGTAGACATCGTGCCCATGGGCTGCACGGCAATACGGAGGGACGTGCTTGAGCACTTCCAAAGAGAAGGCATCCTCTGGTTCGACACCGGCCGCCGCGAAGACAACGCCGATCTCGTCAGCGACGATGTCTGGTTCTGCCGAAATGCTCGGAAGCTCGGTTACCAACCCCTCCTCAACACCGCCACCATCTGCACCCACGTTGGCAACTGGGAGGTCACCGCTGAAACCTATAGGGCCTGGCTCCGACGCGAAATCGAGATCAACAAGCCCGACGGCCTCCTCGGCGCCGAAGTCGCCGCTAACCTTGCTCAACGAGCTGGAGCTGCGGCTCAGCCGGTTGGAGTCGATCGTCGATAAACTCGACGCCAAGGTCGGGGCGGCGGGACCTCTCCCCCCTTCCGTCCCTGCCCCGGGTGTAGTGCAGTACCGCTGCTACGACTGTGGCCACATCTTTGACCACACGCCGGGCTTCGGGCTCTACTGCCCCAACGGCCACGACGCCTCTCGGATGGTACCGTTGGCCTCACCCGAGGCCGACGAGATGCTCGCCGACCTCGATGCTTACAACGTTCGCCACGCGCAGGCCGCCGCTCGCGCCCAAGGGAGATAGCTATGTCTGAGATACCCACCGTAGCGCCCGACCTCGATGCCACCGCCGCCGCTGAGGAGGAGCCCGAGGACGAGGACGACGGCGCCGAAGAGGGTGACGAGGACGAGTGAATTTCGACCCCTATACCCTGGGCTGGGTCGCCTGGGTAGCCTTCTTTGCCATTGAGGAGGGGCTCGCCGTCTTCTATTCCAAGCGGACTGAGGACACCCTGAGCTGGCATATCTGGGAATGGTTTGGCATCAACGACAGGGATAAGGGCGGCTGGTTCAAAATCCGACGGATTGCCCTACTGGTGGGCCTAGCCTGGCTGGGGACTCATCTGCTCGGCTTTCCCGTCTGATCTTGACTTCCTGAAGGGGCAGGAGTAGGCTTCGTTCCAACAGGACCCGCCTAGCGCGATGTCGTTAGGCCGTGGCAACTCGGTAACGAGGTAGGTCACTGGCAACCGGAAGGTTGCTGGCGAGTCCAGAGAACAACCATCTCTGGAGGAACCTACCAGTGCCACTGCTCATCCACTCTGGTGTAGCCGCCTCAGACCTGAGCGCGACTGGGACCAAGCGTGACGACATCAGCGATGTCCTTTTGGCCTCGCTCTACTTCGAAAACAACATGCTCGGCCTTACCACAGTAGGTGAGGAGTTCGCCGATCAGCAGCTCAAGTGGGTCGAGGATAGCCTCAACCAGTTCAAGGTAACCGACACCGGCACCGCCTTCACCGGCGCCACCACCAACGTCGTCCTCAACTTCTCCGCTTCTGACGCCGCCGTGCTCGACGTGGGCTACCTGCTCCAGCGCGACACCCAGGCCGGCGCCGGCGAGATCGTGGAGATCACCACCATTTCCGGTACCGCGGTCACCACCACCCGTGGCTACGGTGGTACTACCGCCACCACCGATGCCGCTGCCCAGACCTGGCGCATCATCAACGCCCCAACCTACCAGAACTCCGACCTGGGCAAGGACATGACCCGCGCTCGGCTGTCGAAGGTCAACTACATCAACCGCTTCGAGCTCAACGTCAACATCGACTCCGAGCAGATCGAGCGGTCACGCACGGGGTACGCGCCCGGCATCAAGGACGAGCTGCAGTACCAATTCCAGCAGCGGCTCATGGAGCTGAAGCGGAAGATGCAGAACGCCTACTGGTTCTCAGTGGCGGCTTCCAGCACCACCGGTGGTGACTACAGCTCCTTCTTTGGAGTCACCACCTGGCTCAACGGCACCGCCAACACCACCAGCACCACGGGCTCTCCGGCCAGCTTCATCAGCACCTCAGAGGCGCTCACCGACACCGTGGTCAACACCATGGTCAAAAACATCTACCGTGGCGGTGGCTTTAGCAACGTGATGGTGGGCGGTATCAACGTCACCGAGAAGATCTCCCTCCTGTACACCGACCGCATCCGACTAGATCAGGACGAACGCCACCGTGGCTTCTTCGCCCAGTACTTCACCCCCACCATGGCCAACGAGCACCGCATCGTTACTGATGCTTACCTCAACGACACCTCGGGGACGGCGCAGCTCTACATCCTTGACATGAGCCGAATTCGGATTCGGCCCTTCGTCAATCAGATGTTCTATACCATCACCGCCCCAAGCTTCCGTGATGGTGACGCTGTGCGGGCGCTCAGTAAGTGGTCATTGGAGGTACGCAACACCGGCTCCGATGTCGGGTTCAGCCACTCGCTCCACACTAACCTCTCGCTCTAATGCCACTCCGCAAGTCAATCGGCGCCAGGGCCATAGCGGTCAACGTCGGTACCACCGGGCCCCCGACCAAGGCGGGGTTCACCTACCTCGGCTTCCCCCGGGGTCAGGTGGATGCCGGGCAGGACTTCCTTAGCGAGGTCTGCTACGTCTCGGATGCCGCCATCGCGGGCACCAGCATCCGGGTGACGCAGCGCAACGCTGCCGGGACCCTGCAGAACGACATCACCACGCCCAGCACGACCACGGCGCAGGGGGTGGCGGTAGACGCCACCCTTAGCACCAACACCGTCAACACCGGGGTCAACTTCCCCTGGCCGCTGACCGCGGGCGACACCATCATGGTCACCGCTGTCACCGGCACCGCCCAGGTGGTCAATGTGACCTTTACCTACTACCAGAAGGGGACCTAATGGCCAATACTCCAGCCGCCGCCCAATCTGGCATCGCTCCCACCACTGCTGCTGGCGTCATTGACCTCTACCGGGAGGCGATTGTGACCGCTCCCGGCACCTACACCGGTACTGGCACCAGCGACGACTACCGCTTCAACGCCGTGACCAACGGGGTGCCCACGCGCAACACCCACGCCCTGGCCAGTGCCTATTCCACCCAACGCACCGATGACAGCTACATCATCGCCCTGCGTGACGACTACAACGGAAGCTAGGGAGTGGGGTTTACCCGCCTTGGGCCATACCAGTTCGCCTACATCAACTCCGCCACGACCACTCAGGTGCAGACCGGCCAAGGGGTGCTGCACGCCATCCAGGTCAACGGCGGCACGCTCGGGGCGATCACGGTCATTGACGGCACCTCGGGTAGCACCGGGAACATTGCCGTCATTACCCCGCCCGCTTCTTCCACCGATACATACCTCTACGACCTCCGCTACATCAACGGCCTGCGCATCGTTACCGCCGCCGCCACCGACATCACCGTGACCTGGGCCTGATGGCATACCAAGACGTGGTTCCCGCGGGCTCGGTACAGATCGACTCCTGGCGGGAGAACTCGGTTGAAGTTGCCAGTCCGACGGCGCTGGCGCCGCTGGGGACCGTGCCCGGGGGCTACGCCCAGATCGTCGCCAACTCGGCCGCCTTCTCGGCCCAGACCGACACCGTGGGCTTGGCTATCACCGTCACTACGGTCGCGGGGCGTCGCTACCGACTCTCGGCGTTCAGCCAAGGGATCTATGGCACCGCGGGCGAGGTATTCAGTCTGGAACTATGGGAGGGTGGCACCAGGCTGCAAGCCTGCACCGGCACCTGTGCCGCCGCGGTTCCCTACAACGGCACCATGGCGCCCAGCGTGATTCTGGTCGCCCCGACCCCTGGCGCTCACACCTATAAGGTGTCGGCCATTCGCAATAGCGGTACGAATACAGCGGTTGTAGGCGCCGGTGTCCAGTCGCCCACCTACATCCTGCTTGAGGACATAGGTGTCTAGTGTGCGATACCTGTTCCTGCGGGCTCCAGGCGAAGCATGACCGCTCTGGTATCAATAACGCCAAAGGGCAAGCAACAGCTACCCGAATCAACAAACCCAAGATCAAGAGGCACAAATGAAGCCAACTGACCTAGCCTGGGCCGCCGGGATCATCGACGGCGAGGGTACTGCCACCATCTTCCACGTCCCCAACAATGGGCAGGTGGTAGGAGTCTTGTCTGTGGGCAACACCGACCCTCGGATGCTGGTGAGGCTGGCCACCCTCTTTGGCGGGAAGGTGCGATGGAAGCGGCCCCAGAAGCAAGGCTGGCGCGAGCAGTATGTCTGGGACCTCCGCAACCACCAGGCCGCCGCCGCCTGTCGGCTACTACTGCCGTATCTCGTATGCAAGCGCGAGCAGGCCGAGCTGGTGGTGGCGTTTGCCGAACTAGTTACCAAGGGCGCCTACCGTGGTGGTAGCCGCAAGCTGGACCCTGTAATCCAGGCCCAGCGTATTGCGCTTCGGGATAAGGTCGTGGCGCTCAATCAGTTTCGCCCTTCATTGGGCGAGGAGGTTAGTAATGGCTAGGAAAGGAAAGCAGGGCGGGAAGCTGGGGACTGGGGCTCTGCCTGAAGGCGAACTGTACTTCTTCGGTACCGAGGCAGAGCAGGCCAACCGCGTTGGCACCGGCTACGGCGACAAGGACCCCAAGAGTAACGCCCCCCACTTCGTCCAGATCGGCACCGCCGACACGGGCAAGGACCTGAACAAGCCGGGCATCGACAAGAAGTCCGGTGACTTCAAGTACAGCGGAGGGGTGTAGCGGCCATGGGCTGGACGCTCGGCGGCGGCACCTCGAACCCCATAATGCGGGCGCCGTCAACCCTCAAGGGGGGACCGGCATCGCCCGTAGGCGAGCCCACAATGCTCTCTTCTGTCCGCAAGCTGACCCCAACCTCGATTGGTAGGCGTCTGTCCGCCAGGCGGCGCCCGGCTCGCAGGCGGGGCTGAGATGGTTGACATAGCTGCAGTTGCGGCGGTGAAACCGCAATTCGCGGCCAAGATCCGGGCCTCGGAGCAATGCTGGGAATGGACCGGCTTCCGAGACCCAGATGGATACGGCGTGGTCATGGTGACTGTTGCTGGGAAGAAGATCCGAGGTGCCCATCGAGCCATGTATTCCCTCGTTCATGGAGGCATCCCCGCCGGGTTGGTCGTACATCACACCTGCGGCAACAAAGGCTGTGTCAATCCCAGCCACCTAGAGGCGGTTACTCAGCGGGAGAACGTCTTGCGTGGGATCTCTTTTGCTGCACGAAATGCGGCCAAAGACACCTGCGTGAAGGGGCACCTCTTCGATGAAGCCAACACCCATATGTGGCACGGCCAGCGCGGATGCCGGAAATGCAGAAACGCTGCGACGGCGGCCTACAGAAAAAGGAGGGCCGCACTTTGATAGATCCCAGCCAGATGGGCGGGGGTCCACCGCCTGGTGGCGGGCCAGCCGGAGGGCCGCCGCCGGGCGGGGGCGGCGCCTCCGGTCCTGACCCCATGACCATGATGCTGCTGGCCGCTGCCGCCAAGAAGGGCCGGGGACGGCACAAGGGCCGGGGCAAGGGCAAGGCCAAGGGGCGCAGGCGGAAGTGACCATCTTCCACACCCAGACCGGCACCGACTACGTGGAAGGCCGGGGCAAGCAGTACTCCTGGCGCCGCGACCAGAACACCGAAAACGGCGCCGGCTCCCACGTCCAGAACCGGACCCCCATTACCGCCGGGCTCAACACCTCGCGGCCCAAACCAAGTGCATCAGGACTCAAGCGGAAGAAGAGATAGGCGGCACTGGTCGCTGGTTCCCGTGTCAATGCGGGAGCCTCAAAAACGCCAGGGGTTGGGTGACACGCTCTCCGACCCGGGGGCGTCATAAGGAGAACGAGCATGTTCCGTCGCGGTCGTAAGCGGCGCCACTAAGCGCAGAAGGGGCGGACTGAAAGGTCCGCCCCGTTTCTTTTAGGAGGTAGATGACAGTTCAAGCCACCGCCACCCCGCTGCCGCTGGCGCGGCTTCAGGGTGCTGCCAGAGTCCAGAGCAAACCCCTCCCCGTGGCCAAGAAGACCACGGACTCCCAGGCTACGGCCACGCCCTTGCCCCTGGCTAGGAAGCAGTAGATGCCAGCCATACCAGGGGCCAAACTGGGGGCTGAGACCGGGCTCCAGGACGCCAACTGGATCGCCGACGTGCGCGACGCCCTGCGCGATTACCCCCAGCTCACCGGCGCCTCCAGGACTGGCGACAGCGTCAACGGCGTGGTGGGTGCGGGGGGCGGCCCCTTCATCATGCCCCAGAAGCCGCTCTACGACGGCGGTGTGGCTCCCTACGTCCCCGCCTGCACTGTCAACGGCGTGGCCCAGACGCTCTCTGCCACCTACCCCCCCGCTACCGGTCAGTTCTACGTCAACTACAACACCGGCGAGTGGTTCTTCCCCACCGCCCCGGGCACGGTCCCCATCGTCTTCAGCTACCCCTTCGTCCACTGGTCTGACCAGGCCATCCTCACCGCGCTCTACGCGGGCCTACGGATGATGTTCCCCAAGGTCGGCAAGACCTACGTTGACAACACCATCCAGATCCAGGTCAACGTCTGGGACTACACCCTGCCGAGCTATTTCAGCGATCCCCGCAGCGCCATCGTCGCCATCAGCGTGATCGACCCCGACATCCCCACTGAGCCTTACCGGCCGCTGACGGCTTGGAAGCGGGTGGGGCTGGACAAGATCTCGATTCCCCACTCCCAGCGCTACAGCCCCGTGGCCCGGCTTCGGATAAGCGGCTGGGGCCCGTACCTCAACCTTGGAGATCTCGAACCCCAGCTATACCACCTACCAGTCTGGTATGCCTGCTCCACCTTGCTGGCGAAGCAGGAGGCGGTGCGCGATCGTGAGGATACCACTGTGCCCGTGACCCAGGAGGGGGGGACGGCGCCGATGATGATGCTCAACACCGCCAAGGACTTCGAGCGCCGCTTCAACGAAGCCCTGACCTTGCTCTCCCGTACCTACGGCCCCGGCTTCAAGAAGCGGGGGGTTACCAGTTATGACCTTAACCACTACGGCCCTCGGGGTTAGCCCGGCTCCCACCGCCGCCGCCCTCTACGAGGGCGCCGACCGGGTGATCGGGCAACGGGACGCCAAGGAAGCAATCGCGGTCCTTTTGGAGCGCCAGACCAGGGTGGCCAGAGGTGAACTGCCCCGGTCTTCAGGCGCGCTTTGCGCCGGCCGCACCGGCACCGGCAAGACCATGACCATCCGCATCATGGCCGAGAAGTGCGGCCTCCCCTTTGCCGAGTGCAACGCCACCCAGTACACCGACAAGGGCTACGTTGGCCCCGACCTCTCACAGATCTTTCTGCCCCTGATCGAAGCCGCGATCATGATGGAGGAGGAGGACCTGGAAGCCAAGTACGGCAAGGAGATCTACAACCTGATCCAGAGCGACGACCCCACCAACATCCTCAAGATCGACCGCCGCATCCTCGACCCTGCGATTGAGAAGGCGCAGTCCGGGGTGGTGCTCCTGGACGAGTTCGACAAGTGGATGCAGCAAGCCTCGGATGCGCTTGGGCGCAACCCTGGCAAGGCGCTGCAGGGGGAGCTTCTGAAGATGATCGAGGGTGGCCACACCTATGTCACCGACGATGAGGACGAAATCGGGCTGGCCTTTGATACCACCAAGGTGCTCATCATCTGTGCCGGCGCCTTTGTCGGCCTGGAGAAGATCATCGGCAAGCGCCTGCAGCGCGACATGACCACCCAGCCCGAGGCGTGGGATCAGTCCGAGCCCGCCGACTTTGTGCGCTATGGCCTCCTCCCCGAGCTGGCCGGCCGCCTCCCCCACCACATCATGTTCAAGCCCCTGCGCCCTGACCATTTGGCCGTCATCCTGATGGAGGAGGGGGGCCTACTGGACGAGTACGTGGGCCGCTTCCAAGCCTGTGGGGTCAAGCTGGTCTACTCTGAGGAGGGGCTTCGGACGCTGGCCGACAAGGCTCTACAGCGGGGAACCGGCGCCCGTGGCCTGGAGCACGTCTTCTCGCGCAAGTTCTCCAAGGCCCTCTACCAGGCCAGTAAGAAGGGGTCGGGCAAGGTCGTCCTCGATGTCCCCCGGGCGATGTCTGAAGACCCGGTGCTGCTGCAGCCATGACCATCCCCGCCGGCGCAACCGTTGACCCTGCCAACATCGGTGCCGTCTACCACCTCGGCCTGGGCACCACCACCGCTGGTGGAGAGCTCACCAGCGCCGGCTACATGCTCGTCAACGGCACCCAATTCGTGCAGAAAACCGATGTCAAGGCCCAAAGCCAGTTGATCCAGGCCAGCCCTCAGATCACCGACCGCGACCTCGCCACCTGGCCAAGAGAGACGGTGGGCGATGTTTCCGGCGGCGGCCTCCAGCAGATCTGGCTGGAGACCCACAAGTACTACGATGCCGACCTGGAGATCCGCACCCCCGGCAGCCTCACCCTCCGCCCCGCCAACAACCGCAAGGTCTTCCCCACCCTGGGCGCCCTGGATGCCGACGGCACCATCCAGGCGGTGACCTTCAACGGTGACGTGGTCGTCAGTTTCCACGAGGCCAGCGGCAACATCTACAACTCCACCGGCACCTTCACTGCCCCCATCCCCGTCAACGCCATGGACACCGATAGCGGGGTCTTGTTCATCTCCGACCTCGACGGCAGCCTGCGCTACACCACCGATCTTACCGCCTATACCACGGTGACGCCTGCCAGCAGCTCCATTCCCTTCCCCAACCCCATGACCCAGATCTGGGCTGTCAACCAGGGCACCGGTGGCCGCTTTGTGTATTGGACCCAGAACGTGGTGGGCGGTGCCGCCACCTTCGGGCGCATCGACATGGGCTCTTTAGCTAACGTCGCCTTGCCCACCGCAGCCCTCAACCTGGCGGTCGCGGACCTCTGCGAGTACGGTAGCGGCGTGGCCATGGCGACCAACGACTCCAACGGCTCTCCGGGCTCCAACGTCTGGTACCACGACGGCAATAACATGCAGCTGATCCTGCGGCTCAATGGATATTTATGCAACGGCATCTGCAACTGCCTCGGCAACCTCTTCCTCACCGCCACCCCTACCACCCAGTTCGACGCCCCCGTGCTGCTGCAGATCTCAGGCGGCAGCTTCAACGTCGTCGCTACTCTGGGCATCCCCTCAGAGACCGCCACCGCCTCGACCCTGGGTGGCCCCACCGCCAGTGGCCAGTACATTGGCTTCACCCAGAACCCGCCCACCATCGCGGGCGTCAGCTCGGCGCCGTATGTGTGGGTCTACGACGTGCTCAACCAGTCCCTTAGCCACATCGGCAACGGCGCCGCCACTGACGTGGTCACCACCGGGCTGCGCTCGGTGGCCTTCATCGGCCGGGCGGTGATCTATCCCGGCAGCCCCAGCGCCGGCGTGGGCCAGGTGCAGTACCAGTCCAACCAGTCCAAGTACACCCCCACGCCTGCCTACGCCCCTTCAGGCCAGCTCTGCAGCTCGCGGATTGACTTCAACACCCCCGGCATCGGCAAGCTCTTTCGCCGCGTTATCGCCCACCACTCGCCCTTGACTGCTGGTCAGTCCATCCAGCTGCAGGCGTATGTGGACGCCGACCCCACCAAATGGGTCAGCAGCGCTACCCCCACCGGCAGCGTTACCAATTCCACCGTGGGCACCGTCACCACCACCTTGAGCCTGCCCACCCACACCACCGGCTTCTCGATGTTCTTCGTCATCACCCTCACCGCCGGGGCGGCGCAGAGCACCACCCCCATCGTCTACTACACCTCGATGGAGATTGCGGTGCCGTGGTCTTGGGAGTTCACCGTGGACTGCACCAACAAGCGCCAGGTGTTGGGCAACAACCCCGACCCCCAGAACTACTTGGGCGGCGACCTCAAGCTGCTCCTCTCGCAGGCGTGGGAGAACGCCCTCCCTCTGACCCTGATCCACCCCGACGGCACCCAGTACACCACCGAGATTCAGAACTTAGAAGCCACCGCCTACTCCCCCCAACGCCAGGTGAACACCCCTTTACGGGCTGCCGACCTGGAGTGGCACGTGAAACTGACCCTTAGCGAGAGCATTGTTTAGATGACCAAGCCCATCAACATCACCGGCGATGCCACCGGGGGGCAACTCGACGCCCGCACCCTCACCACCGCCATCCTCTTCGACGCCTACGCCGGCTACCAGTTGGTGGACTCCAATAACCCTTACCGCCTGCGCTTCAGTATCCCGGTTGGCAACATCGACATCATCCGGCGGGTGCGGCTGTCATTCTCGATGCTCCCCGCCGTCTTCGTGGCCCAGGCTGGGACCATCGCCGCAGGCAACACAGGTGCTGGCACCAACCACAACCACTCCGAGAACTACAACTCCAGCGCTGCCAGCGCCAACCACAACCACGACTGGGCTGTGACCCAAGGCGGTGATGTCGGCATTGGGACTACGGGCAAGCAGATCAACGATGGCGGTGGCGGTGGCGTTGGCATTTTACCCGCCGCCCCGGCAGGCACCTTTATCACCAATCAGAACGGCGCGGCCCATGTTCACGCCGTCACCGGCACCTCCTCTGGCGAGGCTTCCCATACTCACTCTATAGCGGGCGGCGCGATCACCCTTAGTCCCGCCACGGCTTTAGGTAATACCGGACAGGCCACGGGCGCCCACATCTATCTAGCTGGGCCTGGAGTCACCCCGCCTGGGCCCGAGGTATTCCCGCGCGCCGGTCAGACCCCGCCGCCCTATGCCGGGACCGACATTGACGACTTGGACTTTACCCACTACTTTCCCAAGGGAGGGGTCTATGAATTCCAGATCAGCTCAACCGCCATTGGTGGCATCATCGCCCAGGTCCAAGTGCTGGGAACTCTGACGGCCGCCTGATGCCAGCCTTTACCGACTTCCTGCTCAACACCGTCTACGCCCGATCGGGGATCTACGTCAGGCTGGTCAACAACCAGACCGGGGGCACCTACGACCTTGGCCGCAGCGGCGCCCAGGGGCAGATTACGCCCGATGTTCCCTCGGGGATCTACACCGTCAGCACCAGTCCCGACAACATCACCTACACCGTGGTGGATACCGGCTATATCGTCTCCTATGCCACCGCGGCGGTCTTCCAGCAGGCCATCATCGAGCGTTGCATCACCTCCAACCGGGCTACCGCCAGCGGCAACCTGACCTTCGACTACGTCTATCCCGGCGCCGACTTCCGGCCCGGAGGAGTGGGTGGGGTGACCGACTCCCAGTTCCTGCACGACTCTTGCTGGCTGTCCGCTGCCGCTGCCAGCCTGGGCCTGGGACTGGTAGCTCAGAACTGGCTCAAGAACTGGCCTGGCTCGCAGTTGAGTGGTGGAACGACGACCAATGGGATGATGGGCCGGGCGATCTCGCCCACCACCGTCTACAACAAGTCTAGCCAGGTGCCGGTTCTAGCCTGGGCCACCTACCAGGTTTGGCTCAAGACACAGGACAATGCCTTTCTCGCCTACATGTACCCGGCGCTCAAGCGGGAATACACCTGGTGGTCCTTGAACCGCGCCGACACCACCAGCACTTACGGTCTACCCAGCAATCTTTACTCCTGGGGCTGTACAGTGGCGATGGGGGGTGGCACACAATCAGCCGCCGATCTCCTGGCAGCGACCTTCGAGGCTGCGCAGGAGGCGGGGATGGACAACCTGGAGACCCTCTACGGGCCCACCGGGGACGTAGATAACCTGGGGCCACAGTGTGACACCAATCCCGGCAAGCTCAACTACTGTTGCCCTGATCTCTGTTCCTACATCGTCCTCATGCTGGACTCCATCTCCAAGATCGCAGCCATCGTGGCTCCCGGCGAGGCGGCGGGTTATGCCACCCTGCGCGACAACCTCAAGACCACGATGAACCTGGTGATGTGGGACGACGAGCAGGGACTCTACCAGTACACCACCCGCCAGGACGTGCTCTCGGTGGGCAACGCCGTCAACACCAACGGGGTCACCAACCAATACTCTCCCACCGTCAACCTCAAGGCCCCGGGGCTGGATCGCAACCTGGCTCCCGGGACCAAGGTGATCTTTGGCAATGGGGTGGTGGCACAGATCGGACCAGCGGGGCAGCGCACCGGCGACACCGTGCTCAACCTGCTCGCAGGGGTGGCCAGTTCGATCCCCGACAACGAGTTCTCAATCTTCCGCTTCTTCTACTACGGCAAGAACCTGGCCAACATCGCGGGCCCTCTGTTTGCGGGGGTGCCCAGCGCCTACCGGGCCCAGCGCATGGTGCAGGAGCAGTTACTCAAGGAGTACACTGGAGCCGACCGCCAGGACTACGAGATGTGGTTCGGCTCGGGCTTCCCCAACAACCGCCTGCTGCGCTTCAACCACGTCGAGTGGCTGGGGCCGCAGAAGACCTTTGCCGCCGACCTCAACCCTGGGGCCATCACCGTGAACATCGACGGGGTGACCATCAACGGCGGGGGGACCCAGACCCAGCTCTCGCTCAGCAACCCCAGCCGCAGCTTCAACGTTCTCCGCTACCGCGACGACCTCGACACCAACAATGACTTCCTCTTCTATCGTGGCCCCTGGGAGCTGTCCTCGCCCGCTCGCCCCTTCACCATCTCCCCGACCTACATCGTGCCTACGGGCGGTGGCCCCAACGTCAAGATCTCAACCCAGACCGCCTATGGAATCCAGCCCTCCATCAATGGTCCTGGGGCGACCGCTCCCATTGACACGGTCTTCACCGGAGGGGTGGCCGGGACCACCAGGACCGATACCACCGTCGGCATCACGGATGGCGGCTTCCCTCACGCTGTCTGGCTCTACCAGCCCGCCGGGGCGACCGGCGCCCTGAAGCTGCTCAAGTTGGTCGCCAGCAGCTACCCGCAGGGGTTTGTTTTCGCCTCTCCCAACGGTCTCATAATCTCGCCCCGGATGGGCAAGCGGACCTGGGTGCGCCCAGAGACTGACGACTCCCATCAGGGGGGCAGCGAGGGTAACCAGCCCGACTACCAGAAGGGAAGTCATTGGGTGTTTCTGGAGTATCAGGCGATTCAGGGACTGCTCAACTACAACATGAACCAGGCGGCCCAGGACATCGCCTTCCGCGTCATCCGGCGGGTCTACAACGAGTGGCTCAGCACCGGGAAGCTCAAGGAGTATTACTCGATGCGCGGACACGGGATGGGTAGTGACGACTATGAATGGACGGCGCTGGTCGCGCCCCTGGTGGATCGGTTCGGGATGCCGGTGGTGACCTAATGCCGATCATCCTGAGCCCCCCACCCGCAGCCGTCAGCAGTGCCCAGGCTCTCAGCTTGGTCACCGTTTTCGACTACGAGTACGACCCGAGCGGCAACCCCTTGGTAGACGCCCGCGTGGGCGTTACCCTGCAGGCCAACCAGACCACCAACGTCGCGCCCTTGACCAACCTTGACACCCGCACCATGTACGTCCTCACCGACCGTAACGGCTTCTGGTCGATCTCGCTGGTGCCCAACGTCCTCATCTCCCCCGCCAACACCGTCTACTCGGTGCAGACCCCGGTGCGGTCTTTCGACATTCAGATCACGGCTGCGGTAGGGCCGTACCAGGCATCTTCGCTGTCGGTGACCACCCCGGCAACGCTGCCGGTGGGCACCACCACGCTCAACAACCCGCTCTCCGTGACCGGCTTGCTGACCGCCTCGGGGGGACTGAGCGTGACCGGTGCCGTCACCTTCCCGGCGGCTTCCATCCCCCTGGCCGACATCTCTCCCACGCCTGCCACCGACTCCTTAGCCGTCCACCTCGCTGGGGCCGAGAGCATCACCGGGATCAAGACCTTTAGCGCCAACCCGGTCTTCAACACCGCCTCCATCCCCATCGCCGACGTGACCCCGCTGCCCGCCACCGACTCCCTGGCGGTGCATCTCGCGGGGGCGGAGACGATCACTGGAGCCAAGACGTTCAATGCCAACCCGGTGTTCAACGCGGCTGCCATCCCCGAGGCGTCGCTAGCCCAGACTCATGCCTGGGGCACGCTCGGGTATGCTCAGATCACCAGCACCTTTGCCACCAATGGCGCGCAGACCGACGTTACCGGCCTGGCGGTCACGGTCACGGTGGGAACGGGACGGCGGATTCGAGTTACAGGCTACGCCACGTCCTTCACTGGCAACCAGACCAATGATGCCGTGCTGTTTTCAATTTATGAAGGGGCTACCGAATTACAGCGATCGCAAGCGTCTGAAAATAACATCGGGCAACTCAATAGCTGTATGCCGGTCGTGCTCCTGACGCCCAGCGCGGGGACCCATACCTACAAGCTCTCCATGATTCGCATTGGCACAGGTACGGCTATGAACCTGAACGCTGCTACCGTCGCCCCCGCCTTCATCCATGTAGAGGACATCGGGGTATAGATGAACGCCCTCCCTTTACCGCCTATCGGGTTTTCTCTACTCGACCTAGCCGTCCCTATCGCGGCCGGGCTCACAGTCCTGGGATCATTGGTGGGGGCCCTGTACGCTCTCTGGCGGTTCCTCCTCAAGCATGGTGGTGACGTTCGCCAGGACGAACAGGATGATCCGGTGCTGCACCGCATCGCCCGCGAGTTCGACAGTAACGGCGGCTCCACCCTCAAAGAGCAGGTGACCGAGATCAGGGCTACCGTGGTCCATCTCGAAACCACCACCACGGAGCTGGCCAAGACCCTCAAGATGGTGGAGAACCGGCAGACCAAGACACTCAAGATCCTGCTCAAGATGCAGCCGGTAGGGATCGAACAGGAGAAGCCGCTGTGAGTTTCTGGAACCGGGTGGGCCTGGCCCTGGCGCTGACCACCGCGATCCTTTTGGCTGGGATCGGGACCGTAGGCTATCTCTTCGTGCAGGTCCAGGGTGATGAGAAGGCCCTGCACAGCGGCGAAAGCACCCTCCGCAAGGCCCTGACGGAGCGGCTCCAGCCCACCATCATCGCCAACCGCGATAGCCTAGAGGATCAGCGGCACCGTCTGGACGCCGACGAGGCCGAGATCGACGCCCTTCGGGCTGAGATCGAGATCCTGCAGGCCCAGGCACCAATCCCAGGCCCCGCCGGGCCCCAAGGGCCACCGGGAACTCGGGGATTGACCGGCCCTCCCGGTCCCCCGGGTCCACCCGGTCCACCCGGGAGGGATTGCGGGCGATGCCGAAACTGAAGCCGAAGCCAATTCCCGTAGCCCTGATCCGGCAGGCGTACCTGCGCGGTGGCGCGTCCCTGGCGGTATTGCTGCTGATCGCCAGCCAGACTGAGGCGGCCCAAGCTCGTCATCATCAGCCCGAGGTGCAGACGGCTCCGCCGGTGGTCTCCGCTCCCGTGCCTTGCTCAACCGCTAACGTTCCTGCCGCCTACACCAGCTACTGGCCGGGCCAGACCTCGCCCACCATCCCCTTATACGCCGATACCACCGGCCCCCACTTCGGCGATAACTACACCGACCCCCGGGGCGAGATCATCTCCATCGCCTCGGGGCTGTCGAGCATTCAGGACACCTGCTCCACCGACCCCACGACCAGGCTCCACTACGCCCCCAACAAGAACTTCGACAGCATGGGTCACTACCTGCCCGCCAGCGATGGCTTCAACCTGGCCGATGTGGAGGCGCCCACCAGCATCTCCCTGCCGCCGGGGACCAAGGGCTTGGTCTACCTGCAGGATGCCGCCAAGTGCATGAACGCCAGCACCACCCAGTTTCAGAGCGCCGTCGCCCCCTACCTGGGCAACCCCCTCGTCTACGGCTTCTATCTGGTGGACGAACCCAACCCGATCAGGCAGACCCTGCTTGACGGCACCACCCCCTGCCTGACCGCCGACCTCAAGTCCGAGGCCGACTGGATTCACCAGCACGATCCCGGAGCTCAGACCTTCATGGTGCTGCAGAACATGGGAACCCGTGACGTGCCCTGCTTTGTCCCCACATCCGGGACCACCTGCTCGGGCACCTGGAGCGGCTACAACTACGCCACCACCAGCATCGACCTCTACGGCGACGACCCCTACCCCTGCCGCGACGACACCGGCGGGGGCTGCGCCTACAGCCGTATCAACGCCTCGGTGGCGGCGGTGCAGGCGTCCGGGGTCGCCTTGGCCGCGATCGTCCCCATCTATCAAGCCTTCGGCCGCGCCTGCGCCAGCTGCAACGATGCCAGCTACATCCTGCCCACCCAGTTCCAGGAGACCCAGATCCTCTACACCTGGGCGCTGCTGACCCCGACCCCGGCCTTCGACTACGCCTACAGCTGGGGTCAAAACACTGGCACCGACGATCTCACCCTCAACGCCCGGCCCGAGTTGCAGTCCGTCTTTGCCGAACACAACGTTGCCCTCCCCCCGCCCTCCTCGTCCATGCCGGCGGGCGACCTGCCTGGCTGGCAGCAGATCTTCACCGACGACTTCCTCACCGACGTGCCTTTGGGCAGCTTCTCGGGCACGCTCTCCGCCAGCTATCCCGGAAGTAAATGGGGCAGCTACAACGGCAGCCGCGACACCGACGGCTACGGCACCTACTCCACGGTCAAGGACGTTTCCATCGCCGGCGGCCTGATGGATGTCTACCTGCACACCGAGAACGGCGCCCACTACGTCAGCGCCGAGTTGCCCCGCCTCTACCCCGGCCAGAGTGCCGCCAAGGGCCAACTCTACGGGCGCTATGCGGTGCGCTTCACCGCTGATCCCCTGCCCAACTACAAGACCGCCTGGCTGCTCTGGCCCGACAGCGGCAGCTGGCCCACCGATGGCGAGATCGACTTCCCCGAGGGCGATCTCAACGGCCACATCTGTGCCTTCATGCACTGGCAGGGGGGTGGCGGCCAGGATGCCTACTGCACGAATAGCCCATACACCGGCTGGCATACCGCGGTTACCGAGTGGAGCGCCGGCGATCTCAAGTTCATCCTTGACGGCACTACCATTGGAGAGTCAAAGAGTCGCGTGCCCAACACCTCAATGCACTATGTTTTACAGACCGAGACCTCGGGTGTGCCCGCCGATGCTACCGCAGGACACGTCCAGCTCGACTGGGTAGCCGTCTACAAGCCGGGACCATGATCCCAAAGGAGCGTCAATGGTCGTTCACCCTAAAGTAATCTCCGCAGCCGTTGTCAGTGCCCTGGTCGGCCTGCTTTTGTGGCTGCTCAAGAGCTACGCCCACGTTGATATTCCCGTTGAACAGGTGGCGGCCATCAACACTCTGGCGGTATTTGTCGCCGGCTACTTCACGCCTAGCGAGCTGCTCTCCAAGTGAGGCTAGCGCCGCGCCGGTCCGGGTTTCGCTACCAGCTCCGCCGCCCCCACGTAGCCCTTGCGGCGCTGGCGGCGGTGCTAGGGGTGGGAGCGGTAGCGGTAAGCCACGTGGCTCCGCCTCCAAGCTCTCTAGTCAGTGGCTGCAATCCTAGCTTCGAACGCTTCACCTATAATCCGGCCCGGCTGGTACGGCTGGCTGACTGTGTTAGCGTGACCGGGGTGGTCGAGGTAGTGCGCAACGAGCGTGACGGTGATCTCCATGTTTTATTCAAGGTTGACAGCGCCTACAGCGGGATGCTCAACGCGGTCAACATCCAACGGCAGCACGGCGACCTGATCCTAGAGCCAGACTGTGTTGGGGGCGCGGTAACTCAGGCTGACGCTATCGGCCCCTGTCAGGGGGCGGTGGCGCCGCCTGGGTTCAATCTCATCCGCGCTGGCGCCCGGCTCAAAGTCACCGGCCCCTTCGTCACCGACACCGAACACGGCTGGAACGAGGTTCATCCGGTTGAAAAAGTTGAGGTAGCACCATGATTTTGCGCGGTGTAGCCGCCGTAGTGATCGCCGTCGTTGTCGGGATTGTGCTGGTAGCCCTGCTCGGCCCTATCCTCGTCAGCCTCGCCGTCCCCATCGCGGTGCTAGTGGGTGACTTCTTCATCAAGTGGGGCTGGGTGCTGGGCGTCTTGGCCGGGTTGTGGTACTTCGCCGCCGGGCAGGGCTGGTTCCCATGAGTGACGTAGCTGACTACAGCTACGCCCACGGCCGCATCACCGGGGCCATGGTCGCGGCGGCCCCCTTTGTGGGGGTGATGCGCTATCTCAGCTACGAGCCTACCAAGGACATCTCGCCGGCCGAGTGGGACGATCTCAAAGCCCATGGGGTGGCGCTAGGGCTGGTCTGGGAGACCACCGCCAACGCGGTCCAGCGGGGCGCCGCTGGGGGCGATGCCGACGCCCGCGCCGCCTTGGCCAAGATCGCGTCTGAGGCCCCCGGCTACAACGGGGCGATCTACTTTGCCATCGACTACGATGCCCCCGAGGGCGACCAGCCTACGATCAACGCCTACTTCGCGGCGGCGGCGGCGGTCATCGGCCACGCTCGCACCGGGGTCTACGCCGGCTACTGGCCGCTCAAGCGGGTGATCGACGCTGGGCTGGTAGCCTATGCGTGGCAGACGCTGGCGTGGTCAGGAGGCAACATTGACCCCCGCGTCTGCCTCTATCAAGATGGCCGTACCGGCTTTCAGGACGCCGCCGGTAACGCTGGCTGCGACTACAACCAAGTCCGGGCGCCGGATTGGGGCCAGCACAAGGGCGACGCTGCCCCCGCGCCTGCACCCGAGCCGACGCAGACCGTGACACCGCTAAGTCCAGTCCCCGGGCGGGTATGGCGCGCCACCCATTACGTGGAGTGGAACAACCCTTCGGTGGTACGGGATGGGGTTGCGGTCGGCACCCAGATCACGTGGTCGGAGGCCAAGATGGTCAGTGGAGCGTGGTTCGATCGGATTCAGACCCCGGCGGGGCCGGTGGACTGGGCTTTGAACGACGCCGATGTAGACGACGGCGGCTTCGACCCCACCCACTTCGCCCCGCCCGCACCAGCGCCGCCAGCGCCATCGCCGCCGCCCCCGCCAGCGCCCACACCACCGCCAGTACCAGTAGTACCGCCGCCAGCGCCGCCAGCACCGGCACCTGAACCACCAGCGCCGCCACCAAGCCCACCCCCCGATCCTACCCCGCCGTCACCACCGCCCGGGACGCTTAGGTGGCTGGCGGCCTTTATCGACTGGCTGCTCCGGCTTCTCCGCTTTCGCTGACTTGCGAAGGTGGGTGTTGAGGGCGCGGATAGCCACGTTCTGGGTCTGGCAGGCGCCGGTGGAGTAGCCGCAGATACAATCGGCGATATAGCGGGAGTTGTAGGCGGCGGTGGTGCGAATGAACTTGAAGGCGTGTCCCTCGTCAGCCATCGTCGTCATCATCAAAAATAGTGGAGGGGTTGGCTGAACTTGAAGGCAATAGACAGGGGCGGATCGAAGAGGCGGCGCACCTGGACTTTGAGGCCGTGCCGCTGCGCCCATTGCCGGAGCGTAGACTGCATCGACGGTATGGTGACAGCGAAATCCTCACCCTTGGTAATCAGGTAGACGCGGCCGTCAGTCCACTCCTCCCAGGGGTACGTGCGTTCCAAGGCCACCCCCCTTCTAATCTGTGGAAGTTCACTCAGAATCTTGGCAGTCATCTCAGGCGTTCTCCGCATGGACCGCGTCGCGGAAGGCGCTGACCACCGCCTCGGCGCGGGCGGGGTCTATCTGCTCCGCCCAATCTGACTCGGCCAGATCCTGCGGGGTGATGCCGCAGTCCTTGAGGATCTCAGCCACTAGGTACTTGTCGATCTTAGGGCCGAGGCGGCGGATTTCGGCGGCAAAGGGGTTGGGGGTGGTTTTCTTCCGCGGCGCCTTGGGTGCGGGGGCGGTCATCTCCTCGGCGGGGGTAGTGGCGTAGCCCCCCATCTTCAAGATGAAGTCCAACGGCCCGCGCAGGGCTTTGGAGACGGCGCGGGTCTGGGCCATGCTCCGTAGCGCGTAGCTATCCCGGGTGCGCCAGCTCCGTTCGCTGCGGCGGCACTCAGCTTCGGCGGCGCCCACGATTTCACCGGCGCGGGTGCGGGCTTCGACCCGGGCTTCCCACCCGATTCCGACCCCGTTTTCTACCAGTTCCCGCGTCCAGACGACGACCGGGTAGACGCCCACCATGGAGCCAATGAGTGTCCACGCCTCAACGGTGGGGAACTGGCGCCCGTTGATGTCGGCGTAGAGCTTTTTGTCGTCAACGATCTGCTTGAGCGCGGTGGCGGCGGCGGTGGCGCGGGCGATGAAGGCGGCGGGATCATCGGTGCCAAAGAGGGTAGTCGTGGGCGGGGTGATCTCCTCGGTGGAGGAGGGAACGGGGACGATCTCAGTAGGCATTACTTCCTCCGTAGTCATGAAACGGTCTGGCGGGCGAGTACGTGGAGGCGGTTTTTGACCGCCGAATAGGTGCGGCCGAGTCTTGGGGCTAGGACTTCGAGGGATTCGGTGCGGAAAATGAGCGCGGCGTCCTCCGCCGGCGTCCAGCGGTGCCGGTGACTTACGGCATTAGGGCGGCTTTTCTCGTTGAGCTTGCGCACGTAGGCGGTGACGCGCTCGGAGTTGTGGATCTGGTGGCACTCAGGGTGGTAGAACAGCCCCGGCGGGGCTTCGACCAGCTTCTGGCAGACGGGGCAGGTCTTGGGGTGGCGGTAACGGCGCATAACCCCATTCTCACGGATCGAGTTGCGCTTGAGGTGGTAGTAGACCGCCTGCTTGGTGATCCCCTGCATATCGCCGATGGCGCTAAGCGTGAAGCCGAGCTGGCGAAGGGCGACGATCTCGGCAGGATCGGCTTTTAGGGGCCGGCTCATGCTGCCAGCTCTCTAAAGGCCCTAACCATAGCTTCGGCGACGTTGCCGGGGGTGCCACCGGGGGTTTCCCACTTGCCTACCGAAGCGGCGGCGTGGTCATGGCGCGTGACCATAGCGATCTCAAAGAGATAGCCCTGGGCGGAGGCGACGCAGATCATGACCGCATCCTGCCCATGCGCCCGTTCGATCAGTTCCAGGGGGGCGCCCATGAGTTTGGGATCAAGTTCCCAAGCCGGGCAGACGATTGCCATTGCCAGCGGCTTATACTGGCGGATCAGGCCGGGGAGATGTTCTTTCGCCAGCCTCTCCTGACCCGCACGACTTCCAAAGAACTCGGGGTCAAGGGGAAGGACGAGGCGCTGAGTGCCGGGGCCAAGGACTAAGACGACGTAAGCGAAGTCGTCGTCGGGGCGCTGGAAGGATTCTTCGACCAGCTTGACTCCAGCTTTAGCCCATTCCAGGGCTTCCTGTAGGGGTGTCATTGTGTACTCCAATAAGGCGGGCGACTAATTCAGTGACGATTTCATAGGCTTCGGCGGCAGGGCAGGGGTGCCAGTTGAGGTGGCCCATGGCATCCAGTTGGTCGCCGATTTCGCAGCGGGTTTTGAGGATGCCGTCCTCGGTAGTCCAGGCGACCACGCGATAGGGGGCGGTGCGGCCCCTGAGCTGGCCCGACCAGACGATCTCAGGGGCGCTCAAGGTTGAGGATCTCCAGCAGAAGTTCGGCTCGGGCCTTGTAGTAGTCGCGCTCGCGTCTAAGCGAGATCAAGGGGGATGCCGACGCCAGTGACGGGCTTGGCTCTATCTTCTCCTCAAGGGGGATGCCGTTGAGCCAGTCGGCCAGCCGTTTCTTGCTCTTGAGCGCGGGCGTCATTCCCGTCTTGTAGTTGCGCAGGCTAAAGCGGGAGACTCCAGTGGCTTGGGCGAGGCGAGTTAGGCTTAGGGCCTCGGCCTCCATCCTGTCAAACGTCAGCCGCATCAGCTCTTTGGGTGCAATCGTGCGGTGGTCTATCATGCGGGGCTGCGGCCTCGGGCCATATTGGTGGAGATCTCCTGCAGCACTTTTCGGATGTTGCGGAGTTCGGCTGCGATCGCCTCCAGCGACAGCTCCATGGGGATCGTCTGCAGCGGGTTATCGGGGCTGGCGCCTATGGACTGACGGGCGAGAGCCTGCTTGGTCATAAGCGCGGCCTCGCTCTCAGTGAATATCGCGGGTACGGGGGTAAGGCTATTCAGCCAGCGGATCAGCTTGAACCTGACTTGGGGCCGCATGGGCATGCGGTAAGGCCGGCCGCCGCGGGATTGGATGCCGCGCAGGCGGTCTCTCAGGGTAGTGGGGTCGAGTCCCGCCTCCTTCGACACCTGCTCGGTGGAGACTTGCCGCAGTTGCTTTTCCCTGGCAACTGCGGCCAGCAATACCAGCGGGTCGGCGGTAGCCGGATTGAAGTTATAGAGCGTACCCACGGGTATGCCCTAGCCGCTTCGGGTGTTGAAGCGGAAGTTACCCTTGCGGGTAAGTCCGGGGCGGCGGTAGTGCTCCAAGCGGTTGCCGCCCTTCTCGCTGAGGCCGGCGTTGTACTCATGGAGAATGAGCTGAGCCAAGTGGGGCCAGAGCGACCCGCCCATGGCTCCCTTCATGCCGATCGCCGACTGTTCCAGCACCAATCTGCCGTGCTTTTGGAGCACACCAATCAGGCGCTCGGTATCGACTAGCGCTCCGTAGTTCTCATAGATTGAGCCGACCGCCAGAAGCACCTGCCGCTGGAGTGCGCCTGAATCCTCGGGGAAGGACGACAGGATGCAGTAGAGGGTTTCGCGCAGATAGCCCCAACCGTGGACTTCCTCGACCGCCTTGACTGCGGCCAAGAGCACCCAGCCACGAGTCCCGCTCCCGGCGCCCGACATGTTGCCAAGGTCAAGGTGGAACTCATGGAGGATGCCCATGATCTCCATGGCGATGGGGTCGCCGGCCTCCACCCGAGCGTTGAACAGGGGCACCGGCTCGACCTTGGTGCGGCCGTTGTTGATGTCGTAGAACAGCTCCGCCTCGCGGGGCTTGTCCGACTCCATCTCGACCAGCGCGGGGAGATGGGTAAGGCCGCGCTTGATGGCGGCGGCGATGCGCTGCTGGCCGTCGATGACAAAGGTTTTACCCTGGTTACGCTCGGCCAGATGGACGACGCCACACTTGGCGTGGTCAAAGTTGGCGGCCATTTCGTCGATGATGCGTTCCTTGCGGCCGCGCTGGTAGCTATCCACGTCGATAGCGCTGAGGGCATAGCTGTCCTCAAGCCTGAACTGACGCTTTCCGTTACTCATATGTTTCCTTGTGGGGATGCCCTGCCCCCTAGAGGTCAACAGGGGCAGGGCCGGTATGTGAGCGGTTGACGCGCTCAGGGGACGGGGGTTGTCTTACGCCTGGGCTTCGACCTTGGCTCGCTCCTCGACCATGCCCTTGAGGTCGGTCTTGGACACGTAGCCGCTGGCCTCGCCGAAGATGCCAACCACGTCGATGGCGGCATTGGTGGCGGCTTCCTCCATGGTGCGCTGGAACACGGTTCCGAGTGCATTGGGGGCGGTGGCTTCCTTGGCCTCATGCATGAGGTCGAGTTGGGGGCGGAGTCCATTGGCGGCGGCGACGAGGTCGGCCTCGGCGAGCACGTCAGGGACACCGTGGCCCCGGGCCACAGCGTAGAGGCTGGCGCGGTTCAGGGCTTCCTTGACGAAGGCGGGGGCGTAGCCTTGCATAGCCTTGGCGACGTTCTCCCACTGGATCTCAGTGTCTAGCTGCTCGGGAGAGAGGTTGGCCTTCGCCATATCCTCAATCCCCTGAGTGTCAAGGGTGCCAATGGTAACTACGGCATCGAGCCGACCGGGGCGCACCATCGCTTTCTGGATGCGCTCGGGGTGGTTGGTAGTGAGCACGACCAGAATCTCTGTGCCCTTGGCGGTGATGCCGTCAAAGAGATCGAGCAACTGGCTGGTGCCGTCCTTGCCTTCCTCGCTTGAAGCGATCACGTCCACGTCCTCAACGAAAACGACGCAAGGCTGGTAGAGGCGAGCGGTCGCCATTACGTCCACCAAGCTATCGCGGTTGGGGCGGCAGTAGATGAAGGTCTTACCGTGCTGGACGGCGAGTTGGGCGGTGAGGAAGGCGGTGAGGGTCTTGCCCACCCCGAAGTCCCCGGCGAGCAGGACAGCTCGCTTCAGAGGCACCCGCAGCTCTTTTACCACGTCGGAGTAGACGATGGGTGCCCAGAGGTTGGTTTCCAGTTGGACGCGGCACTCAGCTGAGTAGACCACGTCGCTGGCCTTGATCGCACTAAGGTCTACGAACTCGGGCATGGGCTTGCCGTCGATGGCCTGACCCATGTAGATTGAGTGTTCCTTCAACTCGTTGGCGATGGCTTCAAAGAGGCCCTCAACGTGGTGGCGGAACTTGCGGGGGCCGACGGCGTTGATCTGGAACAGCATCCCCAACTCAGCATCGTTGTAGCTGTCCAGCGTCATCGTAACCCCGGGCAGGAAGGGGACAGTAACCTCGCCCCAAGGCACCTGCTCGGTCTTATCGACGCCGACTTGGATCGTGACCAGGCGCGGGGGAATGTCCCCGAACATGGTGCGGGTAGCTTTCTGGCCCATGATCCCAAACGCCTTACGGATGGCCCTCTGGGTGGCGGCGGCGCCGTCCCAAGGCCGGTACTTGTACTGGCGGCCGAAGGCGAACTGCTTTTCGTCCTCGTCCTGCTTACGAACTAAGAACTTGATGTTCTCGTCCAAGGTGGTATTGGCGGGGAGGATGATCTTGCGCCCCTCGAAGGTGACATCATCCTCGGCTATGAGCGAGCCGCCAAGTTCACTAAGGCGCTGGAGCAGTTCCTCTTTGGCAAGGCTCTGGGCGGTATCGCTGGACTTCTGCGATTCGGGCGTGAACTCCTCCACGTTAGACCTCGTCGCTATCGCTGATGATGCGGTTGAACACATCCTCGGCCTTGTTGTCGTCGCCAGCGTAGTGCAGGTTTTCCACGTCCTCGATGACGCGCTCGACCTTGCCGTACTGGTTGATCTGCATGAACAGTTCGTGGGCGTAGACGCCAGTGGTCTTGTAGATCACAAAGGCGCCGTTTTTGTCGTAGCCGGTGCATTCGGTGGGCAGGGTGTGGGCGACTTCTTCGAGCAGAGTGACGGGGTTGGGGTAGCGGGCGATTACCTCCTCAAGGTGGCCCGCAGATTCGGCCAGGCGGGCGAGCAGGGCGCGGTCAAGGTCGGCTTGGTCAGGCCGACCGGCGGTGGTGAAAGTCACCTTAGTCATGTGTGAGAAACCTCCGTGGGAAAACTAGATGGGCTGGGGAAACAGCCTGCATCAATACTACCAGCGGTGTCAGCTGATAGGGTAACAACCTCGGCGCGGCCGGTAACTAGGTGCCAGCCGTAATACTCGTCCTCGGGCACCTTAGCGGGGATGGGAACGTCGTCGTCGGTTTCGTAGGTGTCGTAGCCAGCAGCGTCAAGCTGGAGTCGGAACCTACCCTTGGCGGCGGCCGCGTCGCTGAAGCTCATGAGGAAGCCCACCATGCCGTCCTCATCGATATGGATGACCGAGTAGAGGGTCATGGTCGTGGTCTGCGGCCCCTTGGTGGCCTTAGCCTTGCCGTCGATAACGAGTTTGGCCATCACGGCGCGGCTCTGGGCGCGGTCGTAGACATAGACCGGGATCGAGGCGCCCTTCTCCCAATGCTCAACCCAGCGGGTGAGGTGATCCTCAGCGGTTTCGTTCTCCTGGAGGCGAGTGCCGCTCACGACCACACTGAGGACGAAAGGGTTTTCATCCTTGAGGCTTTCTGAGCCGCCGATCTCGCTGGGGTAGACGGAGCCATTTAGGTGGAGTTTGCCTTTGGGCACCTCCTCGGGCTTCTGCTTGACGCTAAGGCTCATACTGCCACCCCGATTCGAGCATCGGTCATGGCGGCGGCCAGATCGAGGTCGTCGTAGGCGCGGCCCTCCCCTGTCGCGGCGTCATAGATGGGCAGGCTATCGGCGCTGTTGAGCTTTTGGATGACGCGCTCAAAGACGGCGCTGACCTCAGCGTAGTCGCTCTGAGAGTCGTTCCAGCCCACCACGATGCCTTCGGCTTCATCCGTCTCCCGTTCATCGCCGTGGTAGATTGCCATCTCCTCGGGGTTGATCTCCATCGCCAAGGCGTAGATGGCGTTGCAGGTGATGCAATCCGGGACAACCATGCGGTGCTTGAGGGAATGGTAGTTGCCGTAGGTATTGGTGCTACCGAGGATGCCGCCCAGGGCGCAGCGGCTGCCGTCGTAGTGGTCGTAGAGGGCTTCCTTGCCCCATTTGCGCCCGCCTTTGAAGCGAGCCACGGCGTCTTGCAGCCGTGTCGCTATGTCTTTCACGTTCATGCGTGAGAACCTCCGTAGCCAGCAGCCTTTTTGGGCTGAGAAACTGGCTACCTCAATACTACCACCGCTGTCAAACCACTCTGGGGTTGTTCTCAGCCCTCACGGGGGTGCTAAGATGGACGGGTTCATGTGTGTGGGGACGACGCGAGGCAACTAATGCCTTTGTCGGCTAGGGAGCCTCGCGTCGGCCTCCGTGAGATGAGGTGAGCCGCAGCGATGATGGTTCTCCTTTGAGGGCCGTACACGTGTGGACGATCAGATCCCCCCTATGAGGGGCGAGGGTGGGTGTTAGGTACGATCCCTGCACCGAAGCGCCTGCCCTCGCCTTGATCTGACTCGGAGGGCAAAAAGGGGGAGCCTCCGCGTGAGGCGGAAGCTCCCGTGGTTGCCGGGGCTAGATGGGGTTTCGCCTCCCTTCAAGCGGGCGTCGGTGGATGGTATGGGCAAGGGGGCGGGTAACGGCTCGGCCTCCGCCTAGCGCGAGCTTAGTCTCGGTGTACTCGTACTCGCTAGAGGCGAGATCGGTGTCGAGCTGAGTAATGGCGGCATCGAGGCGCTTCTGCCGGATCACGGCGCGATCCCGGCGCCACGCCTTACGCCCAGGGGAGTTACGTTTGTGGCGACGGCCTCCGCTCACGTGGATTCTCCTATGGGGGTGGGGGTGACGCGAGTGCGCCACCCCCGGTGATCCCGGCTAGTTGCTGAGGTAGAGGGACTTAGTGGGCGTGGGCTGGCTGAGTATCCGCTGGATCTCAGCGTTAGCCTGCGCGCCGGCTTCGGTGTCCTTGAGGGTGGAGCAGATGCGGGAGTGGAGTTCCTCCACCAACCGCATTGCCTCCGGGTGCCCGGCGGCGTTGTCTGCGGTGTAGACGCAGGCGTCGTGGAGGGTGGCAAGCTCCAACGGGGTTAGGTGCAAGGTGCTCATGGCAACCTTGGCGCTCATGTGTGTACCTCTTAGGCGACTGGCCTCATCAGTGGGAGCAACACTCCCAGACCCCGCGTGAGCGGGGTTTCGGCCTAGCCGGTGAGAGCGACCTTGTGCCTGCGAGATCGCGTCGGCCACGTCGCGCCAGAGCTCTGGCGCGTCCACGTCGGCGCGGGTGACGAGCGCATACGCGGCCTTGTTCGCGTAGGCGCGAGGGTTGCTCTTCGCGGTTACGCCGCGGATCTCACGCGGGAGGGACTTGAGCAGCGCCTTGCCGCTCAGGCCAGCGAGGGGCGAGTGTGTCATGTGCGGGACCTCCGGGGCCTCCGAGCTGCAACCCGGTCGACCTGACTCCAAGCTACATGTAACAGCCCTTTCCGTCAAGCCCCCAAAACAGAGGGGCGTATTCAAAAACCCTCTAAAACCCCTCTGTTTCGAGGGGCCGATCCCCCATCGAGTCGTTCTGCCGCCACCAAATGACGCAGTCACTACGTAACAGCCGATCCGATCTCGACTGTTACAACGCATTGCGTCATAAGTCGTTCTGCTCTCGCCTAAGAATCGGCCCTCGCGATCCACCCACCGCGCCCGCGTACACCCGCTAGCCGACTCAACGCGCGCGCCTGCATGCCCCCGCCCGCGTTGGATTGTCTCCCGCGACCCTGCGTCCCGAAGCCACCATCGCTGCCGCAGCGTAGCTGCTAGCAGCGCGTGTGAGGCTACAGCGAGGCTGGCTGGTGCCCCGTAGGGGCTACCAGCACCCACCCGCGGGGGGTACGCCAGCCCTCCGGGCTGCGTACACGCGACCCCCGGGGTTTTTTCCCGGCGCTGTGGTATTTATGTGCATAGCCCCACGAAAAACCGCGGGATAAGGCTAGACGGGGACTCCCCCCCACCAGCGCTGTATAGCTGCGCTTCGCTGTTTAGTGGGAGTTTTCTACCCTTCCGTTACCGGGGTTTAGGACGGAGGCGGGGGTGAGAGCCCCGGCGCTGTCTCACTCAACGCCGGGGCCTCCCGTTCGTTCATCGGAGGTGAACTGGCTGAGGGTAGCACGATTGTAGTGGCGGACACAAGCGACGTAACCAGCGAGGAAGCCGAGGAGGACGCCGAAGATGAGCCAGCCGGCGCAGATGACGAGGAAGTCAAGCAGAGTCAGGTCTCCGCGAGCCTCCTGAGAGTCTCAGGGAACTTACGGGCCATCAACCTGTTGACTGCGATCACCGCCATCCGGGCATCGGTTTCGGTCAGAAAGGTGGCCACAGGTCGGTCGCCTTCGTAGACGTGGATACCGTAGTGCTCGCCAACGCGCCATCTTGGCTGGTCGAGGCTGGGCTGGTCAGCCACGGCGGCGCATCCAGCTCAACACTACCAGGCTGAGCGTAGCCCCGACGCCGAAGCTAAGCAGGAAGATGGCCAGATTGTCCAAGCCTAGAGCCCGTTGTTAGGGAAAATGATATAATCGCCGTTAGAGTATGTAGTAACAGAGGTAGTATAAGAACCCCAGCCACCCCAGGTAGGAGTGGTTACGGTCTCAGCACCAGTGGTTCGTCCCAACACTACCGAGGGAATACCGTAGGCAAGAGGCTCCTGAGCCGGGATCACGTACTCCTCCGCGTAGCTCTTACCGAAGCGGTCCCCGAAGCTTTGTAGCTTGTCTGTGGGGATGAGGGGAACCCGGTAGCGCTGGGCAATTTCGGTGGCCACCATGGGGGTATCGTCGTTGCACCCCAGGGCTAAGATGCGGGCATACTGAGCCCTGAAACCGTCTGGGTGGAGGGCGATCTTGCCCCACCCAATCACCACCCCGTGGAGAAGGCTACCGGAGAAGTAGTTGCAGGTCTCGACTTTGTGATAGATGTGGAGCCCACAGGTGCAGCCCTTAGCTGGCGCGGCGTGGGAGCGCCACCCTCCGCCCGGGCCCTTGGCGCAAAATGCCCGGTTGACCCCCGGCTTCCAGTGGTGATTGCTATACGCCACCGGGCAAAGGGCCAGGATGCCTGAGTCCCGGGAGTAGCTCCAGACCCTAAACCCCAGGGCCGGCTTCACGCTGGGACTTGGGTGGGGTCCTCAACCGGGGGGACGGGGGCGGGCTCAGGCCACCAGGCCGGAGGTTCCGGCAGGGGCTCCTCAACGAACAGCGGCTCGATGATGTGCTGGGGCTCGGGGATCTCGATGAACATGGGGACCCCGCTCAGTCCCATGTGTCAGCCGCCCACTCGCGGACCGCAGCGTAGTTGAAGTTGACGCGCTTCGGCCCGTGCCCAGGCGCCTGCCAGGTGGGCCGGCCGTAGCTGGGTCCCTCGTATTCCCAGTAGATGTCGGGGTCGGCCTGGGAAATAGCCCGCATTGCCGTGGGCTCCTGGAAATTACACCACACGCAGAAGCGGGCGTGAAGGCAGCAGCAGCTAATAAAGCTGTGGCGGCCGACCTTGCAGTTGAATTCGTGATCCATTTGCGCCTCCATGAGCTCCGATTCTACCCGTCCATGCCCTTGGTCGCAACCCCCAAAACTGAGGGGGACTCGGGCTTCCAGGTAGCCGTGAACGCCTCCAATTCGGCCTGGGTAATCGCCTTGGTTAGGCGCCTCTGCACCATCTGGTGAAGCTCCGCAAACGCCTTAGACCGCTGGGCTTTCTCGGCTAGGCTTTGCGACAAAGTCTTCATGGGGTCCTCTGTGACTTCGGACCAGGGACGTGCGGCCTGCTCGCGTTCCATGTTGCGCCGAACCCGGGCCACCAACTGGCCCAGCTCGAAGCGGTGGCCACTGTCTTTGAGTCGAAGATCAGCAAAGGCGTTCCAGACCTGCAGGTGGTTGTACTCCTCTAAGACCTCGAACCACTCGTCGGCATGGGCCCTATCCAGTCCCTGGCTGTAGGTGTTGTTGATCTTGGCGACGATCCTCGCCCACTCGCTCTGCTTCACGGGCCCATGCCTCCACTTCTAGGTTTTGCCGGTCGGTCTTACTCAGCTGACGGGGAGGGCCGGCCTCATCCCACTCCGCAAACCGCTCCACGTTGCTGGCTTTGAAAACGTCCTTGGGCTCCAGGTGGGTGACCCTTTCTGGCCAGGGGTCGTGGACCCACCCCCGCGTAGCCCGAATACATCGCTCTAGCCCGAATTGCATGAGCGCCTGGATGATGACTTGGCGGCTGTCTGGCGACAAGACGCGGTTGGGATGGTTGGTGTTGGCTTTGTAGGCCGAAAACACTGCACTCACTTCGCGCGCGCGCCCGCGCTCCTCTCCTACTCCTTTCCTATCCTCTCCATTCCTATCCTCTCCATTCCTTTCCTGGAGTGAGTCCTCACTGACGACTCCCAGAGGGCTCACTGAGTCCTCAGTGAGTGGTGGTGGAGGATACCGTGAGGGGGTGGGCCGGTTGATGACCTGGTGGGTGGGGAAGTTCACCACTGCCATGTGCGCCGCGTACACCACCAGCATCCCCCGCGCCACCATTTGGGTGATGGCCGCTCCCACTGACTCCACGTGTAACTCGCGGGCAATATGGGCGGGGTTGGTCTTGAGCCGCCCCTCGTCGTCGGCGTTACTGATGAGCCAAATGAAGGCCAGTTGCCCATGGCAATCAAGGCTCTGGAAGTCATCGCTGCGCCACAGCTCGGGCTTGAGAGTGCGGATTCGGGGCATTTTTGGATACCTCAGCTATAAGGGGTTGTATTGCCTCCGTGCTTTACAGCTGCTATTATCCGCCAAAGGGGCGTGGGTTTCAACCTCGGCATATCTGCTCTGCTCCAAGAGTCGGGTTGCCCCCGTTGCTTTACACCCCACGTCCCTTCCCCTCCACCGCGATCTGCGCTAAACTTCGGCCCAAGTGGGCAATGCGCCGTCTGGCCTGCAGTGGCGCACGGAGGTAAAGCTAACGGCTCGGGGACTTCCCTTGGAGCCGGGCACCATCACCATCCCCTCTAAACGCGGCGTCCCCATCAAATCCCTCACCTCCCCCGCCGCTCAGCTCCCAGCGCTGATCCGCTACCAGGACCAGACCGCCAACCAGCTGATGAAAAACGTCCCCCGCCGTATCCCCCAGCTCGTCCGCCAGTACTTCGGCTACGACCTCATGCCCTTCCAACGCCACATGCTCGAAGAGATGTTCAAGGGCGGGCGCATGGTCCGCCTCTACCCCACCGAGCATGGCAAGTCAACCCTGGGCATGGTCGTCTTCCCCGTCCTTTCCCTGATGCACGACCCCAACGCCGCCCACATCCTCTGCGCCTCCAACAAGCACGATGCCATGAGCTGGATGTACTCCATTGCCCTCCACCTCGAAGGCAACGACGACCTCCTTCGGGACTATCCGTGGCTGGCTAAACCAGAGGGCAAGGGCGGGGTATGGAACAAGAGCCAGCTCATCATCGCCGGCCGCTCCGACTCCAACAACCGCAACCCTTCGGTGTATGCCACCGGCAAAGGCGACCATTCGCTCAAAGGCCGTCGCGGGAAGGCTGTCTTCGATGACCTGGAAGGGCTCGGCGCCGTCCGCGAGTTTGAGCGCGAGGAGATGTTCCGCTGGCTGACCCAGGAAGCCTGGCGCTGCATGGAGGACCCAAGTTTCAAGACGCGCCCACTGTGGTGCGTACAGGGCACTCCGTTCGATGTCGATTCGGTCTATTTCAAGCTCCACAGCCAGGATATCTCAATGACCCGCCAGCCCTACAAATACGAGTCCGGCCGCCTCATCTGGCCCGCCAAACGCCAGAAGATCCGGGAGTACCGCTCAACCCTTACCCCCGACCAGTTCGCCATCGCCATGGAGCTCGACCCCAGCGGCGGTGGCCAGTTGCTCTCCTACGAGGAGATTCAAAGGCGCACCGCCGCCAAGGCCGCGCAACTCGCTGTCGGGACCTATGTTAGCCTCGACCCCGCCTCCGGCTCCAAGAACCGCCGCGCCGACTACGCCGGCATCACCGTTTCCCGCATCGAGTGGCTCGATGGCGAAACCCTGCCCCGGCTCGAAGTCCTCTACGCCGAGGCCAACAAGCTCGGGGTCTTTGAGCAGGTCCACCGCGTCGCCGAACTGGCCCGTACCCACGACTGCCCCGTCATCTTCGAGGGCAACTCCCAACAGCGCGGCACCTACACCAGCGTTTTTGAACGCTTGCACCCCGAAACCCGAACCATCTGTTACATCACCACCAAGGAGAAGAAAACCGACCCCATCCTCGGCCTTAGCGTCATCCGCACCCTCATCCACCAGGGCCGGATGCACATCGTCGAGCCCAGCGGCGCCGGCACCGACGACGGTGCCAAAGCCCTCATCCGCGAGATCCGTGACCTGGGGTCGGGGGCCAAGGACCACATGTGCATGTCGCTCTGGTTCGTCATCCGCCACGCCTACGAAATGTCGCGCACCTCCCACCTCCCCCACTTCAAACCCCTCATCCGCCACCGCATCGGGAACGTCAGCCTGCGCCAGACCGTGGACCTGCGCCGCTTCAAGGAGCGGGGCTGGAACCGGCCCCCCCGCCCGGGAGCGCTCCATGACACCAACAACGGGGAGCTTCTGGGGTGACCGGCGGTTGTAGGCGTGGCTTGGACGCCTCGTTTGCGAGCGTTCCGCCGAACGTGGGAACACACGCCGTCTCACCCGACAAGCCGCGAGACGCTCTCCGCCGGTCAGGGTAAGTATGAGCCGCGTCATCTATTCCACCGAACGCATCCAGGAGTTGGCCGTCAAACGCGTCCTCCAGTTCGACGCCCGCAACCAGCTCTACGACCGCTTCTTCAGCTACTACCTGGGCATGCCCGCCGCCGGCGGCGGGGGTAACCAGGTCAAGATCGCCGACAGCAAGGGCCGCCCCCTTCTCCGCGACCTGGGCTTTGACGGCGGCTACAACAAGAGCTGGTACGTCAACAAGATCGCCCCCATCGTCGAGGACTACCAGGCGCTCATCGGCCGCGTCCCCCGCGTCCGCGTCGATCCCCCCGGCATCCGCGACGCCGATTCTGCCGAGCACAAGGCTGAACTCCAGACCAAGTACCTGCTCAGTACCTACGAGCTGTCGGAGATGGACCGGCAGCAGGCCGAGGCCGGCCTCTACCTACCCCTTCTGGGGGACTGTGCCTACGTTTTGGAGGTAGCTTTCCATGACGAGGACAAGCCCGCGCAAGGGGGCCGGGTCGCGATTTCCGTACTCAACCCCCGCTATGGTTACCCCTCCTTCCTCAAGGGCTTTCGTCGCCACCAGCTCTACGACCTCATCATCGCCTACTACGAAGACGAAGAAACCCTGGAGCGTGAATACGGCTTCACCGCCAAAGACCGTGAAGATACCCTCCTGGTTACGTATCTGAGCCCCTGGCAACGGACCGTAGTGGTAGGTAAGCAGCAGCTGGCGCATGTTGAGCACGATCTGGGCTTCTGTCCGGCTGAGTGGTGCTTCAACAAAGTGGTTGGTTCCGGGGGGATCGCGGAGCAGTATGCACATTCCGAGATCCGTAACGTCATGGCCCTTCAGGACCACCAAAACGCCACCATGCAGATCGCCAACGACGCCCTCATCTACCAGACCTATCCCATTATCCACATGAAGAACGCCGACGCCTTCACCGAAGACCAGGTCGAATTCGGCCCCGGCTCCATCACCCCCTCCCGCGAGGACGGCGAGATCGTGGCCGTCCCCACCCAGGCCACCGTCACCCCGGCGATGCAGATGATCTCGGCCGCCACCCACGACATCTACATTGGCTCGGGCACCACCAGCGTCCGCACCGAGGGCGAGCAAGAGCACTCCAGTATCGCCACCGGCAAGGCGCTGCACGCTAGCCAGGGCCCCCAGGCTACCCGTATCGACCTCAAACAGGCGGTCATGTCAGCGATCTTAGAAAGGGTCAACCACAAGGCCATGGAGATGCAGGAGAAGGTCGAAGTCCTCAAGAAACCCTTTGAGATCTACGGCCGGATGCACGGCAAAGAGTTCCGCGAAGACTTCGACCCCGAGCGCGACATCGACGGCTGGTACCAGAACCACGTCACCTGGGACACGCTGGTCGGTTCCAACATGCAAACCCGCCTGGTCACCGCCATGCAGGGGATGGCCGCCTCCATCGGCGACGACCTCTGGGGCCGGGAGGTGGCCGGCATCGAGGACCCCATCGGGATGCGCGACCGGGTCGAAACCTGGAAGCTCTCAGAAGCCAAGATGCAGGCCGATATCGGCGCCATGCAACAAGCTGGTGCCAATCCCGCCCCCGGCGGCGCCATGGAGCCGAAACCCGGGGTGCCCAACGTATCCTTCCCTCGCGGGGGGCCAGGAGGTGCCTCGGCCTCGCCTCCTAAGAAGCCCCTCGCCATGTCGCAGGACGGCGGTGGTGCCTCCGTGCCGCCGCCGTCTCTGCCCAAACCCGTCACCAGTGACGCCATCGAGAGCGCCTTGCATGGGATCGCCAGCAAGCTGCGCGGCTCGGTCTTCCTCGCCCCCGACTTTGTCCAGGGCCAGACTGACTCGCCCTTGCTCTATATCTCCGACCCCCGCGACCACGAGATCGTCACCGCCGCCCTCCGCGCCATCGCGCCCCGGGGGCGGGTCAAGGCCATGTCCGAGGAGGCGATGCCCGAGCAAGCCCTGCGGGTTAGCTGATGGGCAAACAGTCGCTGGAGTCGGTCAACATGGGCGACGCCCCCGATGTCGCCCTCATGGAGCAGCCCGAGACCAAGGCCGCGACCACCAAGGAAGCCCGCCGCGCCGTCAACCAGTTCAAGCGCCAGGAGCAGTCCATCGGCCGCGCCGAAGCCCCTTTACAGGGAGCCCAACCTCCGTCCCCAAAGGTTGGGCCCCAGGAGAAGAGTAGTCCTAAAGAGGCGGGCGTGGGGGACGATCCGCTGGGCGCCACCGACCCCCTGGCGGCGGCATCTGGGCTCACCCAGCCGCGCGATCCCTCCGCTACCCCCCCGGGCCTCAACCCCTTCTTCCCCGTGGACTGGAAGCAGGTCCAACAGCAAGACCCCGGCTTTGTCCGCGACGCTACCCGCACCGCTATGCACGCCTGGGATCACATCGTCAACCAAGATGTCAACCAGTACTTCAACGAGCTCCCCTACCGCCTAGCCCAGTCCGGGGCCCAGGCGCTGGCCGAGGGCATCGACCGCATGGACGGCTACCGCTTCAATCAAGAGGCCCGGGCCTACAGCGAAGCCGAGTACACCGCCCGGATGTCTTGGATTCGCCTCCACGACCCAAGCTTCCTGAACTCCCCCGCCGGCAAATACCTGCAGTGGGCCCACGATAGCGCCT